TTCCAGTATCTTACAACTTGTTTACCAAATTTTTTATTTTCAAATACTGCTTTAACACCTAAAGCACCGCCACCCATTTCTTCATGAATCTTGGCTAACTTAGCACCTGCTTTTAACGCAGGACCAAAACCTAAAGTAGCGTAAGTTAAAGGGTCAGCCATTATTTGGTAAGTTGCATCGAAAACACCTGATACTCTGTCAAAAGATTTTTCAGCATTTGTTTCCATGCCCACTGTGGGTGCACCAAATAAACTACGTGCAATATCACGACCAACAGAAGCCTGTGTTCTTTTATAATCTGAAAGAATATCTTGGAACTGTGTAGGATTCTCAGACATAAAAGTTAAAGCAAATTCTAATTCAGGGTCAACGCCACCATGGTTTTCAATTATTTCACCAGGGGTCATACCTGAAACAATGCCTTTGGCTAAAACACCAATGCCTTTTCCGTATGCTTCATCAAGAGTTGCTGTCGCACCTTTGTCAAATATTTTGGTGCCGTCCCAGTCATCACGCCAAATCTTCCAAAGTTCTGATGTGTCATCACCTTGCATCTTTGCTTTAATACCAAGGTATGGCAAAGAGATAGCACGGCTGTAGGTTTCTAATGCTTTGAATCCTGCTTTAAATGGGCTTTGTGCTAACTTTAAAGCATCAGCAATAATGTTTCCAGCAGTCCAGTCTTGCGGACGAGACATATAATTTGCTTGGAAATTATCTGTAAGCATTTGTTGAATTGTTGGGTCAAGTTTGTTGTAAGTATCAAAGGCTACTTTGTCATCTTTAATGTCAAGTAGTTCACGATGCTTTGCATATAACTTATCCCAAGTTCTGATTTGTTTTAAATCAGTGTCTTGTAAACCTGCTTTGTATCCTGCAACAGCAAGTTCTGGATTAGTAACTGGTACTAATTCGTTCCATGAAGTTGCCACTAATTACCTCTGTCAGATAAGAAATTATAGATTGCTGATATTTCGCCTGTTTCATCAAAAGGAATAAGTTCTTCAACAATTGATTTTAAAGTTTTTTGTTGTGGTTGTAGTGGAGGGAGTATTAACGCATCACTTCCAACCCCTGCACCATAATCAACACCAGCAGTTAAAGGCTCATTAGGCTTCTGAGTCATTGCTGTTAAAGGAGTAATAGGTTGTGCTTGACGAATTGCTTGCATTGCATTCATAGATGGTTGAGGTGTTTGACCTGCCATTGCTGCACCTTGTTGAAGACCCATAAGTTCTTGACCTTCACCATACGAACCACCAGACATATATCTAGTTGGTTGTGCTGAAGTATTTAAATCTGTTCTTTCAGATAATTGTCCAGGACCAGATACTTGTTCAGCCATTTATTGACCTGCCATTTGAGCCATCAATGCGGCAATATCTGGAGGGGCTCCAGCAGGGCTACCAGCGGGAGCACTAGGAGGGGACGGTTGTGCTACAGCCTGCTGTGAAGGGGTAGCCTCTGCTGGAGTAGGTTGTTCTAATTCTTCTGGAGAGAATGCTTCTTTTACAGCATCTTCAATGGAAACACCACCGCGACGCTTCTCGATTATGTCAGCAAATTTACCTAGAAGAGTTGAAACATCTTGTCCTGTTGCAATCATTTCAGGGATTGCACCAGCAGCAGCATTAACTGCACGATTCAAATTGTCACGCATCTTTTGAATATCAATGCGTTCTTGTTCTTTAGAAACATTCAATGACCATGGTAGTTCACTCATAACAAATTCACGTGAAACTAAATCTCCACCCATTGCTTGCAATGAGAAGATAAGAGCACGAGATGGGTCAAGACCTGCCATTAAACCATAACGAACTTCTACAGTGTAGTCACCTTTAATGTCTTTAGCAGGATTGTATTTAAGTTCATAAGGTGAACCATCGTTGTATCCGCGAACGTTCTTATCGAATGGGAAAATCTTTTCATCAACACGTAAGCAAAGAGAAATAACATCTTCAAATGTTTGTGCAAGTACTTGTTGTCCTGCTTTGATTTGAGAATCAAATGCACCTAATAACGCCTGGACGCCTTGTCCAGTAATGATGCTGGCATCAATATTGCCTGTGCGACCTTCTGGATATCTAGCACCCAGACGCATTTCCTGTTGCAACACTGCTTGTTCAGTAAATGCTGCATTCGGTAACTCTAAACCGACTCTTCGGATTTGTTGAGGGTTTTGACTTCTCAACACTGCATCTGGACCGAATGCTAATTCTTGAACATCGTTAGGCAATGCCAACGGAGCCTGAACAGATTTCTCTGCTGCTTCTAAAGCAAGCAGTGTTTTCGCGACCTTGTGGACCAACAAGTTGTGATTCGTATTCTGGGAACTCTGCAACTAACTCTGCAATAGTTTTAACATATCTACGTGAATAAGAAGTTATGCGACCAAAACGGTCAAACTCTGGATATGCACCTAGAGGATTGTCGACACGGATGCGGGGCTGATTATCTTTAACATCTAATTCTATTACGATTGGCAAAAAGCCATATGTAAGAAACCAATCAGCCCCTGTATACATCTGTGTCTGCAAGCGTGAGGACTGAACATAAAAGTTCGCAATCATGCTGCGTTTCTCTGCCTGTGCTTTAGCACGGTCAGAAGTTGTGTTAACAGTATTACAATTAAAAGAAGGAAGAGGTGCAAGCACTTCTGCTAAATCGCGTGCAGCAACATCAATGAAGTTAGCAATCATTGGTGAAGGCATACCTTCAGGGAAAAAGTCAGGGTAAACATTTGAGATTTCACCACGACGCACTGACAAAACATTTGCCATACGTGTATCACGGTCTTGGTTGCGACGCTTTAACGCCTCAACCTTATCTGCTATTTGTTGCACATCAAGTGCCATTCAAACTCCTATAAGTATGCTTCAGAATATTGTGCTGCAGCAAGGTCATCTAGATTAATTGTTCCTCTATTACGTATACCAGCCTTAGTTGCATACCTGTTATACGAATGTGATTGAGCAAACCCAGATTGTTGGATTAACTCTTTAACTCTAATTTCACAAAACCATAAAGCCATCACACAGTCAGTTGCTTGTGATTTCTTTACACCTGGAGACCAGGTAAGTAATTGATTTTAACCACTGGTTTAATTCTTCATCTAACGCATACGCTTTCTGGTGTGCGTTAATCTCAACACGCATTTCCTGCGGGTGATACTTGTTAACCCAATCTTCCATCAAAGCACGAACCTTTTGAGGGTTAGGGTCAACCATGTTATAAACATCCAACACATAACGCATATGTGTTCTACGGTCATAAGCCAACATAACTGCGGCAGTCTTACCAGTCATAGCAGGGTCAATACCCATGATGGTGTAGAAGTCCCCATCTTTAGGGTGCCCAGGAAGTTTATTATTAATAATACCTGTGCGTCTCATACCATTAGTAGAAGCCTGCACACAAGAAGGTTTGAAGATAGAATCTTCTTGAATATCTTGTTGCTGATAAACCAATGCCCAAGTACTAGGAGTAACTTCACCACGCCTACGGTACAGGGCTGGACCGTCCCACTTAGAATACAAACCATTCTCATCAGGTTCTTTCTTAGTACCTGACTTCTGGTCAGTTTTAGCCCACAAAGTAACCCAATCCTTTGGGTCCTCCGAGGTTTCTAAAACTGCTGGCATAGAAAAATAAGTGAAAGGAGATTTACCATTAGACCAATGCTTAGGGTTACGAATCTCCCTATACAAATCTGTGGCAGCAAACCTAGTACCAACAATTAACAAAACACCTTCGTCGTCAAGACGAGTAACAACTTCTTTCTGAATCCACTCTAACTGTTTAGCCCATTCATGGGCGTTAGCCCCAGTTACACAGTCATCAAGAATTATCAAGTTAGCACGAGCACCATACACTTGACCACCAATACCAAGAGCCTGAACCGTAGGGTCCTTTTCGGTAGAAGTACGAGACAACGTAATAGCGTTGGCTTTCCAAGAATCAGCATCCTCACGCCACCCACCAGGAGGGGCATAGGTTGCCTGCAACTTAGCCCACATAGGATGAGTCAAACGTTGCTTAATAGAATAAACAAACTCCTGAGCCTTAGTCAGGGTTTTGGAAATAACAATAATACGAGTATTGTCAGGGTCCTTACAAATCTTATAAGTTGAATAATTCACAGTAATGGTAGTTGACTTAGCATGCTCAGGTGGCACGTTAATCAACAACCTTGTAGGGTCAGCAGGTTCATACACCATGCTAGGGTGAAGCCAAGAAGGCTCACGTCCCTCCAACACATCAACCCAATTTTGTTGATGGGGGAAAATACGGCTGTTCAAAAATTTTTCAGAAAATTCAGAAAACTCAATCTGATACTTATCACCAGATAAATCTTTAGAAGCCCCAAGTTCCTTGGCTTCCTCAAGTTTACGAGCAAACCCAGGGTCACGAGACATCCATTGGCGTAGGGTAACAGGTTGACGCCCCACAAGCCCAATCGCTTGCTGAACCCCTACACCCTCAGAAACATACTGAAGGACTAACCTTTTAGCCTCCACAGAATCCGTGGCATTCTGGTGCTCCTTACCTTTTTGGAACCCCATACCTACACCTATCCGTAACTCTAGAATACTACACTCTGTAACAGTACAGAACAGTATATTTAAAGCCCTTAAAGGCTTTAAATATCTATTTACAGTTACAGATGAGGGGATAGTATTTATCCCCTCATATATATACTAATCCGTCCAAAATACAAAAGCGGACAACAATTAACCAAATCGTTATAAAACAAACCAAAAAACAACAAAAACAGACTATCACACCGTAACAAAAAAATA